GTTAGTTGCTGTCTCAAAGTCGTAAGACCACTTGAGAAAGATGTCTGCGTTGTTACCACCAATGATCGTAGGTCTAATCTTCTTTAGCATCTTAATCTTAGATGGGTCGCCAAAGCTCAAGCCGGGACTAAAGTACCTAAATCTATAAATGCTACCGTTGTCAAAGTAGTTGTTGTACGTACCTACACCAGCCGTAGTGCCTATGTATACATCACCGTTTCTGTCTCTGTGGAAACTCTTAAAGTCTACACTAGGCCACCGTGTTACCCTGTACGCACCGTTTTCTAGTGTGCCTCGTACATCAAAGCAGTACACGAGGTTGAGATCAGGAAAGCACAAAAGATAAAAATAGTTCTCAGGACTGTACACCGTGCTAACAGACTCTGTTTTAGCCAAAATGTTAGCAATCAGTTCCTGCTTGATGTTTCTGCTCAAGTCGGTAATAGGTAGGGACTTTTCTTGTATAGATCGTCCCAAGCTCCTAAGACCTGTCTGTGTTAGAAACAACAAGTCTGTTCCTATGTTCTGTACACTCTTTCTGTCTACACAGCCGACACCCGGAATAGTGTCTTGTAGTGCCATGTTTGCTGGACTATCTGCATTACCGTACACCAGTGTGTTGTTTTCTCCAAAGACCACGAGAAACCCGTTGTGTGCTGCTATGGCTACTACCTTGTCAAACCCGTTAGGCCACGCCTTAGATACATTAATAGATCCACTAGACCCACCAGAGAAATCGTGTCCTATTAACAAATCAGACCAGTAGATCGTGTTGTCATTACTAGCGTTACCTACGCACCACACACGCCCGTAAGCACCTATGGCTTCATTAGCGTACTGTGCAGCAGCTACAGACGCACCAGCAACACTAGACATCTTTGTAACTGCACCTAGACTGTTGCTATACACCAGAGGCTCGTAGCCACGCTGGAAGAAGTAAGCGTGATCGTTAAAGTTAAATATCTTCCAATCGTTATCTGTAATCGTGTACGACCCCGGCGTAGCATCAACCAGTGTAGTCGTGCCTGTCATTATCTTGTTGTTACCAGTACTAAAGATTACTTCGTTACCAGCGCTGTCGTAGAACTCGTGTATGTTAGATAGGTAGTCAGTACCTAGTACAGTTTTGTCTGTTGTTAAAACAGCATTACCCTTACGTGACGCCAACCGCCCACGCCTGTCAATAATTGCGTTGTCGGCAACTTCAGCAAAAGACGTATCCTGTGCAAGCGGAGAATCCTCTGTGTTGATCCCCTTGAACGCAGGAGCAACTAAGTTAATACTTTGTAGTGGCTGTGCCATACGTGCTCCTAGGGTGTGTACCAGATAGTTTCTTCAGGGTGCTTCTGTGCGTCCAGAGCAATTGCATCAGACAAATACTTGTCAGCAAGAGCAAAGTACTCTGGTGTAGATGTACCTCCTGTTTCACCACGTTCACGAGCTAACAGAGCTACTGCCATGTGTATCACAGGCTGATTAGGAATAGCCAGTGTGTCAGAGTCGCTACTCAAGATTACGTTTCTGATTACACTGTGCACCTTCAGAGAGTAAACACCGTCAGGCTTAGGGTACACATCAATCTGTGCGTCACCAGAACCGTCTATGCCGCTAAAGGTGTAGTACTGAGGTTCCCCAGAAGCAGGTGTGTTAATTAAGTACTTATCGTCAAACCAATCCTTAGACTGATACTGCATCACGAGGTTAGATGTGTCGTTAATAATACTGAGTACTTTACCTTGGTCTTGGTAACCCGTCAGTGAGTACGTGTAGTCATCAGCAGCCGTAGTAATCGTGAGGGTAGACCTAAGATTAGACCAATCCCAAGCGTTCTCTACGAGTTGCTTTGCGTCGTTAATAAAGTCACCAACCATAGCACTGTACGTGTTGGCGCTTATAGTAGTTACTGTGTCTTCACGTAAACGCCTCAGTACGTTGTTTACTATGTTTAAATATGTCATACGTAATCCTTAAACATACCTTCTAAAAAATTAGTTATGGGAAACTCCATTCTAGCGAGAAGCTGTGGATCACCGGCTATTTCAAAAGACTCTAAGTCAAACATACCGGAACCCCCAGTACTACCGCCACCACCGCCACCACCGCCACCGCTAGGTGTCTCAGGACCAGTAGCACACTCTTCAGGGTTAGCTGCGGCGTACTCAGCACAAGTACAGTCAACACAATCATCACCAGTGCCACACTGCTCTGGGTTAGCTGCGGCGTAGGCTGCGTCTAAACAAGGGTCTGGTGTAGTACTCTGTACACAGCGTTCTACAGAACCGTCGTACACGTACCCAGTTTTACACGTGCCACAGCTTCCGTCTTCGTTTGTGGTGGCGTTAGGGTCTGGGCAAGTGTAAGTAGTAGTACCACATTGGTCTAAACTAGTAACCATACTCCCATCTGGACACTCTACTAAAGGAGTAGTAGTACCACATTCGTCTAAACTAGTAACCATACTCCCATCTGGACACTCTACTAAAGGAGGGTCTGAAGGACACTGACCGTCTTCGTCTGGTGCTATAGTCATCGCATCGTCACACCAATCTTCTGGGCATCCTTTTTGTGGATCTGGTTCCTCTCCGTTTATACACTTATCTGTTTCTACTGTACATTCTTGTTCTTCAGGAATGTAAAAACCATTGCACTCTTTGTAACCACAGTCTTCTGCATTTTCTGAGGTTATTATTGTTCCCTCTGGACACTTTGAATCGTCAGGACCGTCAGTATCGTCTGGGTCTTCTGTAGTTGGACATTCTTCACCTTTGTCTACAAAGACACCGCCACCGCAGTCTATTTTTCCACAGACTTCTGCGTTTTCTGAGGTTACTACTGTTCCTTCTGGGCAATCATCGTCAGCTACTTGTCCAAATCCCGAACTCTCAGTAAACGTAGTTGATCCACCACATAAACTTAAGTTACGTTCTGCAAACGCAGGGTTTGAACACCTAGGGTCTCGTTCTGTGTCTCCCGTGTCTTCCGTGTCTACTGTAGTAGATCCACACTTACCGTCTTGATCTTCTGGTTCTCCGTCTGGACAAATGCAGTTATTTTTTTCGTCAAGAGTCCCTTCATCGCACCCTACTGTAGAATCAAGACCCCCTGTACCAAACAGGTCGCTTTCTTCAAAAGTAACAGGCTCTCCACAAGATGCTGGATTACGTTCTCCCCACGGAGTTAAATTTCCTTCTTCGTCCCTACACCTAGAATCTTCTGTTCCATCGTCTGTAAAACCAAAAATAATTTCATCAATTTTGTCGGTAACTGAGTTTTTAACACCTTCAGTTTGTGTTAAAATAATACTAGCTACACTTGCGTCTAGTATTGTGCTAATCCAGCCGGTAATCTGATCTACTGTTACGTCTTCTACGCCACCAAAAATGTCGTCTATTTTTCCTATAACCCATTCTTTAACTCTTTCTATAAACCCCGGATCGTTTGGATTTCCAGTAGGAGCACTAAGAATGTCTTGAATAGTACCCCCTGCTTCTTTTATTGTGTTTTCTAAGTCCCTATATGTACCAGCATCTATATTACCGGGAAGTCCGGGCAAGCCGGGAATACCGCCAAAGATACTAGCGTTTACACAATCTTTCCAGCAAACATCTCCGGTTTCCTCTGGGTTACCTGCTGTAGTACAATCGGTGTGTCCGTTTGGTCTACGGGTTCCTGTAGAGCGATCATAACTGCCTTTAGAGTTGAGACATCTCTCGTCATCACTCATGTAGCCGCCAGTAATTATGTCGTTTAAAGTACCTAGAGGATCATCCGTGGCGTCTTGGATTGCTCCTTTAACTTGATCGTAAACCTTCTGTGCTGTTCCTACAACAGCTTCCCCGTATTCTTCTATAAGCTCTTCTATAGTCTGTGGTCTACAATCAGGGTGATTAACGTTTGCGGGATCATTACAAAAGTCACTAACGCCATCTATATCAGGACAGTCAGTATTTTGGTCTGACCAAATTCCTCCTCCACAGTTAGTGTAAAAAGGAGCTATACCGTCTTCGTCACCTCTGTCTTTATCTACTAAATTTCCGGAGTCATCAATTGTAAAACCACACTCATCTGCGTTTTCTTGAGTAACAATTGTGCAGTCTCCACCGCTTGTGCCTTGTCCAATTTCAACACAGTTTCCCTCAGAATTTATTTCTCCATAACCACTAGGATTTTCTGGTGGGTTGCACGACTTGCCTTCAACAAACGTACAATTTCCGTCTTCATCTAGTACACCCTCAGATCCGTGTGGGCCGTCAGGACAAAAAGCTCCGGGTAATTGGGTTGTGTCTTCTCTACAAGTCCCGTCAGGATTAGTTATTCCAGCGGTTCCTTCGCTGGTTGTGCACCCTGTTCCCGCAGTAGGTCTTATGTCCCAAAATCCTTCGTCTCCGTACCCATGCTCAACGGCTAGTAAACGACCTAGGTTAATACTTCCACGAGTCTGACAGTCATCGCCCATCGGGTTGCCAAATACTTGCTCTACTTCGTGGCAATATTTTATGCCGCCAAATTCTTTTCCTCTATTTTCTGGAAACTCTAACCACTCAGAATAGTCTCCTGTTTTAACCAGACTGTTTTCTACCGACGCAATTTCAGAATCAGAGTAGCCCTCTGCCCTAAGTATTCTTTCTACTTCTTCCCAAGTCTGTGGCGCAACACCGCCGTGAATAGTGTCTCTGAGGTAGTCGGTGTAGACTGTTGATTTAACCTCGTTATTGTCACCGTACGAATAAACAGTATGTGGGTCACCGTTAGCATCTACGGCATAGACTTCGTTTGTTCCGTCTTTGTTTAGGTCGCCCGACGCATAATCAACAGCACCCGCTGGGAGTGGGCCAAAAAAAGATTGTAGGTAAGCCTTTAATGTTTTAAATTTTCGGAGTGCTGTTCCAGAGGGTCCCAAGGTAGAAATACCTCCAGAACTAAAAGGATCAAAGCTGGGAGTAGGGTCGCCGTTATCGCCTCCTTCAAAAGACCCTTGGTTATCAAAATATTCTTGAATTTCTTCTTGTGTAGGACCAGCCATTGTTACTTACCACCCTTTAGCTGCATCAGCTTGTCAGCACCACGTATGCCAAAGCTGGCAGTCACGGCTACGTATAGCAAGTACTGGTAGTAATCAGGTAATTTATCTAGTTCAACAAAAGCTAAACCTACTCTCTGCATAATACTCAAGTCATCCATAGCAACTCCGTAACACACAGCTAACAGAGGTAACGACAGTACCACAGTAAACCACTCGTCTTTCCACGAGGTAGCACTAGCAGCAGCCATCTCTTGTTCCCACGTAGCAGTGTTCTTAATGACTTCCAT